CCAGAGGAGGTTGTATGAAAGAAGTCTTTGAAGATTTAATCTTGCTACTCAAGCTCAACAGCGACCAGTATTTCTACGAAGCTGAGGACGGTTCAGATGTGTTCGATGCTACAGCGCTCTACTCGGAAATTAGAGGGTTTGCTGAGGAATTTCAGAAGAGGATTCAATGAATATCATTGACAAGATTGAACAGCAATGGCTCTCCTACGTGGGAGAAACAGGCCGTATGCCAAAATACCTCTACTTGGGTCAACAAGAGGCTACAGCACTAGACAAACTCAAGGGCATGTTCGTCATCTCGCACAAGGATATGTTTGTTGTTATGGTGGAGAAGGATTCGTGGCTGAGTGTTGGGGATAAATATGCGGAGGAAGTGTGAACAAGTATAAGATTCATATTAAAGGTGGTGTTATCACTGTTTGTTTAATTAAAGATGACTCTGTTCGCGCATTCTACTTCGATGCAGGTTGTGATCAGAAGGGCTCTGCACAAGAGATGTACGACTTGCTTTTGAGCACGGGTGCAGATGTGGAGGAGTGGGAGGGTTGATGGGTTATCAAACTAATAAAGAGGAGTTGTGTCAAGACTCATATTGGGTACAGCAAGGGCACACTGAAGATGAAGACGGAAATCCTTTAGTAAGTCGTTGTGAATGGGTGGTTGACAGTACGTACAGCGATGTTTGTAAAACTTGTGGTGCTATAGCTTGGTATGGATAGTGGGGGATTGATGCAAGATAAATTTGAAATTGAGGTGCACGGTGATGGTGTACAAGTGTGGGCAACTAACTGGAAGGGTGGCTCTGGGCTTGCTGCTGACATAAGAACGGACATGACCCGGAAAGAGATTGCACAAGAACTTTATGATTTGCTTGCGATGAGTGGGCGTGAGGTGAAGTTTAAGGAGGGTTGATGATTTCTAACGAGCCATGCCCACAATGTCGTAAAGCGGGACATGACACAGCAGGGGATAACCTTGTCAATTACGGAGAAGGCATGGGGAAGCATTGCTTTGCCTGTGGCTTTTCCATTTTGAGCGATGCTGAGCGTAAAGCCCGTGGCGTCGATAACTACGAATATGACGATGAAGAGGTTATGACTAAAGAACTTATTACTCAAGAAGAAGTTGAGAAAATCAAGGGGTACACAGGGGTCAACGGACAGAACTGTCGTGGCATCACTGATGAAACTTATAAAGCTTATGCCTGCCGGTTCAAGTTTGACGAAGAAACTGGCAATGTCGCTGAAGTGTTTTACCCTTACACGGAAGGATACAAACCTGCAGGTTTCAAAGTTAGGAAGTTGCCAAAGGAGTTCTATAGTGTAGGCAAGATTGGCAAGGATTCTGAGCTTTTCGGGCAGTGGAAGTGGAAGAACAGTGTTGGCCGATACTTGTTGATCTGTGCCGGGGAAGTTGATGCCTTGTCGGCTTACCAGATGCTTGAAAATTATCGAAAAGGTAAGGGGAGTGACTTTGATCCAATACCAGTAGTTTCTAGCGGCATTGGTGAGGCAGGTAGCTACAAACAAATTCAAAAACACTACGACTGGATCAACAACTTCGATAAGATTGTTGTCTGCTACGACAACGACGATGCTGGCAAGGACGCTGTTAAGAAGCTTGTTGATGTACTACCAAAAGGTAAGATGTTTGTGATGAAGTTGTCGCTCAAGGACGCTAACGAGTATCTTGAGAAAGGCCGTGAGAAGCAGTTCGTAAGCTTGTTCTATTCTGCCCCTGCATACAGCCCTGACGGCATCATTGGCAGTGACAGCCTCATGGATAAGATTATTGAGCAAGCCCGTACGCCTAAGATTCCTCTGCCGCCATTCATGCACAAGGTTCAGAAGGAGATGGCAGGCGGAATTCCGCTAGGTGTCATTGTCAATCTTGCATCTGCAAGTGGAACAGGTAAGAGTACTATCGTAGATGAGTGCACGTACTTTTGGGTGTTCAACAGCCCTCATCGTATTGGTGTTGTTACTCTTGAGAGTGATAGTGGGCAGTATGGCACTAAGATTCTTAGCCGTCACATCGGGCGTAAGATCGATCTTATCGAGGATGTAGATGAGAAGATTGAGTTTATCCAAAGTGAAGAAGTTCAAGCTAAGGCTAAGGAACTGTGGTATAATGAAGACGGAACTCCGCGCTGGCATCTTGTAGAGGAGCGTGATGGGGGGATTGAGAGTCTTAAAGACCTCATTATGAATCTCATCATTGCTTGCGGCTGTAAGGTGATTATCCTTGATCCGTTGCAAGACATCCTTGATGGACTCAGTAATGAGGAGCAGGCTGTGTTCATGCGTTGGATGAAGGGCATGGTCAAGAGTCACCAGTGCACTTTCATTAACGTAAATCACGTGCGCAAGTCCGGTAGCGGGCAGAAGGCCAACTCTACTGGCGCTAATATGCATGAAGAAGACATTCATGGTTCGTCTGCAATTCTGAAGTCGGGTGCCTGCAACCTCATCTTCACTCGTAACAAAGAGGCAGAGGACGAAACTGAGAAAAATACCACGCACATGAAGATGAGTAAGTGCCGCTGGACGGGTCGTACAGGTATGGCTGGCAAGTACTACTACGACAATGTTACTCACACTATGCATGACATGGATGATTGGTTGCAGCAGAACCCTCAGCAGTTTTAAAGTTTGACAAGATTGTTATTCTGATGTATAATTAAAGCTTTAAGGGAAAGATGCATGAGCTTTGATTACCAGAATAGCACTCTTGAAGAACTTGCAGAATACATTGAAACTGCAACACCTCAAGTAATTTCAACCATGATTCGTTATTATGCCAACAAAGGTAATACTGAGATGGAAAATAAGATTCGTGGGGCTCGCAAGATTGTTGTCAAAAAGCGTGCTCTGGCCCGTTTGGAGGCAATGTGACAGCGAAATATATTCCGGGATATGTTAAAAACGGATTGACAATTGTTGAGAGGGTAGAGCATGACGGTAGAAAATATTTCCGAGTAAAGTGCGACAAGTGTGCATCGGATAGCGAGATGTATGGGGATGGGACGTTCTTGCAAGCAACCAACTCATTTTCTAGAGGGAATGTTCCTTGCGGTTGTAGTGCAAACTACGAGATGTCTAAAGAGCAGTACGAAACTCTTCTGCGCAGGAAATATGTGGGGCTAGATCACGAGTTTGTTGGAATTTTTGCGGAGTGGAATCGTTCATTGACGAAAGCAGAAATGTTCTGTAAAATTCATAACAAGACGTGGGAAAGTACATATGTTAGCAAACTGTTGGGAAAAGAGTGCGGCTGTCCGTACTGCAAAGCAGAAAACTCTAGGGTTAGGGCCACTAAAGAGAGCGAAGAATTAATCAGAAAGTTCTTTAATACTGGTGTGTACCACCCTGACACCAAATTCCTTAGAGGTACACGTACTCACTCTTGGTATTACTTATGCCCTGTTTGTAAGAATGATGAGTTTGCAAGCGCAGGTCTATGCGATGGGATTTTTCAGAGTACAACTGCAAAGCTTGGGCAAGGATTATTGGCATGTAGGTGTTCTCATATTTATAAGTGGCCTATTGCTTTAAGGGAGTATCAAGTAGTAACTGCATTGCTAGGAAGCAAATATACATTCAAGGGTTGGGCCGAGGGGTACGTCGGCAGTAAGTCGAAAGTATCTATACAGTGTCTTGAACACGGAACCTTCGATATTGGATTACAGAGTTTTTTGAACGGTAGTCGATGTGCAAGCTGCGTACAGGGAGGGTATAAGCGACTAAGTGACGTGGGGTATGTCTACGCACTGAAAATTGAAGGGTTTGCGGACTCGTTTGTTGGTTTTGGGGTCACAAACAATTTTGACAGAAGACTAAAGCAACACACTGCACAGTTAGGGAAGCATGGATATCACGTTGATATGTCTTACGTCCTAAAGACGACTGGGGCAATTGCATTCGACTTGGAGAAGGAAATCAAATCTAACTTCCCGTTGAAAAGGGTTGGTGTAAAGGGTTTTGTAAGTGAGGCAATGCCATCTTCACAGTATTTAAAACTTATAGATTTTATAAAGGAAAGCGGGTACATATATGAAGGCACAATTAGTTCAGCGCAACATAGCAGTATTGTCACAGGTTCTAACGGGCCTGTATGAAGAACAGTCCAAACTCCGCAAGGCACGCGCCGCCTACAATTCGCAGGCGGACGAATATATGTCGCAATATGGCGTGTGTATGAAGGAGCAAGATACAGTGTCGGCAGAGACGTGCTATTCAAACGCAAAAAATTGCAAAGAACAAGCTGCCGTCTACACACCCTACATTCGCAAGTTCAAGAAGAAGATTGCTGCTGTGGAGGAAATTCAGCGGATGCTCAAGGATGAATTGAAGGATCAACAGTCGCTGGAAGCATGGATTGTTGAGGACGATGCATTCTGGCTTCAGCAGGCTTATGTTGCACGACAAGAGGGTTATAATGTGACGTATAGCTTTGACGAGGCCGCTAAGCTGTTTGGGGAGGAGTGATGGACAATTTACATTTCTTTATGTTTAGCAGTGGTGAGTATAGCGATTATTGTGTTGGCGGCATGTATGTGTGCGACCATGTTGTCACTAAAGATGAGTGGGAGCAGTTTGTGGCAGATAAGCTTGCGAAGCGGCAGAAGGCTCGTGAGGATAGCATGCTTAAATATCGTACACGGGCCGGAGTTAACATCTTTTATTACGGCGTGCCTGAAGGATGGTATGAGAGTGATGAATACGAAGAATATCACAAATATTGTGATGAAAATTGCATGCGAGATTTGTTCATCAAGGCGCATAACATGTGTGAAGTGAAATATACGGAATTGTGGGATTATTGATATGGCAAGCGTACAAGTGACGGCGTGGGATGTTGCCCAAGCAATTGGTTTATGCTACGTAGATTCCGAGCGGGATGATGATTATCAAACCACGTACGAATACTATTTCAACGGCAAAGAAATTTTTGTCAAGGAAGATTATTACAATGTGAATGATCGTGACACAGCCAATGAGTATGCGGCGAAGAAATTGTTTGAGGGACTGGCTAAGTTGATTGTTATTGATTGAGGAGGTTGTGTGGGGATTTATGCGGCAGATATTGAAACGACTGGACTTCTGGAGCAAATGCAGAAGCAGGCCAATCCTAAATTGCACAACTTCTGCGCTATTGACATTGATACGCCCCACACGATTCTTTTTGAGGGGCATCAGCGCAATGACTTACAGGAGTTTCTGAATCAAGGCCACACGCTTGTGATGCATAATGGCAAGTTGTTCGACATGGAGGCTCTTAAGCTTCTTGGCTATGATGTATCTCGTGTGAATCTTATCGACACGCTTGCACTAAGCTGGTATCTTGAACCAAATCGAATGAAACATGGCTTGGCAGAGTATGGCGAAGAGTTTGGCGTACCTAAGCCTGCTATTGAGGATTGGGAGAATCAAACACAAGAGGAATATAACCATCGTGTGCAGGAAGATTGCAAGATTCAGAAAAAGTTGTGGCAGAGGCAGGTGGCAAAGCTGAATGTGCTGTACGGCACCCAGCCTGATGCGCATAAGAAGATTATTGCGTATCTGATGCAGAAGATGGAGGAGTTTCGCCAGCAGCAGCAGAATCGCTGGAAGCTTGATGTAGAAGGGGCGATTGCCCTGCAAGCAGAGCTTGAGAAGGCCATTGAGGAGAAGACTGAGGCATTGCGACAAGTGATGCCGAAGGTGCCTGAGTATGTTGTGCGCAAGCGACCTACGGCGTGTTTTAAAAAGAATGGCGAGATGTCCGAAGCTGGAAAACGATGGTTGGAGGTTACAGAACAAGCAGGTCTTCCGTTTGAACACACAGGCGATATCAAAGTTGTCAAAGGGTGGAACATCGGCAACCCAGCTTCACACACACAGATCAAAGCTTGGCTGGACAGTTTGGGTTGGGAGCCGATCACCTTTAAATTTGTACGTGGTGAGAATGGTGAGCCGGATAGGAATATTCCTCAGATCAACTTGAAAGGCGGCGAAGTTTGCCAAAGCGTGAAAGACTTAATACCTAAGTGTGAAGGTATTGAGCACATTGCTGGTCTTGGAATTCTTAACCATCGTGTAAGTGTGGTGAAAGGGTTCTTACGGGACCACATTGACGGTGAAGTGACAGCCCGTATGCAAGGGTTCACAAATACTTTGCGCGTTCAACATCGTGAAATCGTGAATCTACCAAGTTTACGAGTTAAATATGGAGAACAGCTTCGCGGATTGCTGATGGCGCGACCCGGTATGAAGCTACTTGGCTCGGACGAATCATCTCTTGAAGACCGCCTCAAGCATCACTTCCAATGGAAGCTTGATCCAGAGTATGTGAAGTCACAGATGACTAAGGGTTTTGATCCGCATAACACAATCGCAGTGATTGCAGGGCTGATGACTCAAGCTGATGCAGATTGGTATTCTCAGTACAAAGCATTGCCAAAGTCTGAGCACACGGCAGATGGGGATAGGAAGTTTGAGCGTATTGATGCTGTGCGTGCGGTTGGCAAAAGTACCAACTATGCGTGTCAGTATGGGGCCGGGGCGGCAACCATTGCCCGCACTGCCAAGGTAAGTATGGCTGTAGCTAAGAAGTTACATGCCGCATACCACAAGATGAACTGGAGTATCGCTAAGATTGCCAGTATGATGGTTGTGAAGAAGACAGATTTTGGAGATTGGCAGCTAAACCCAATCAACAAAATGTGGTACTCACTTCGCTCTGACAAGGACAGGTTTTCTACGCTGATTCAGGGTACTGGGGCTTACACGCTAGACCTGTGGCTTTATCACTGCGAGCGTCTTGCAAAACAGCGAGGGCTGCAATGGAAGCTGCTAGGGCAAATGCACGATGAGCTAATCGCAGAGGTGCCAGAGGGTGAAGAAGATGTTTATCGTCAACTTGTTGCAGATGCTATGGGCAAAGTAAACGATCAACTGAAGCTTAACAGGGAACTTGCGTGCGATATTAATTTTGGGGAGCGGTATTCGGACATTCACTAATAATCTTATTAGTCTAGGGCAAATTTGACACAGACGAACTAACGTGGTACACTTAAGATTTATAGGAGATGTAAATGGAAGAAATCTGGAAAGATGTGTACCATGAAGGTGTGTATGTTGGTAAGAAGATTAGCAGTCTTGGTAGATTGATGGGGGATAACGGCCTCATTTATGCGCAAGCAGATAATGGCGCAGGCTATAAATTTTACAACATTCTCCACTTTAGAAATGAAGAAGGTAAGAGTCGATCCGTTCGCAGGTATGTACACCGCTTGGTTGCAGAGTACTTTATCGACAACCCTGATAGTTTACCTCAAGTAAACCATACCGACGGTGATAAAAGCAATAACCGGGTTGACAACTTAGAGTGGACTAGTGGTAGCCAAAACATTCGGCTGGCACACAAAGCTGGACAAATGCGAAACAGGACTGATGCTGGAGATGTTGATATTCTGACAGTCGAACAAGTGATTGACCTGTACACTGCCATTAAGAGGGATAAGGTTGGTATCTCTGCAAAAGCAAGAGAATTAGGCATTCCAAGGACAACAGCCAGCAGTATTGTCAACAAGCGCAGTCGCAGTTATATAACTGATGCTATTGATGACTATCTGCTAACGGATAATGTTGTGTATGATAGAAATCTTACGCGAGAAGATTTAGGCTTTGGGGCCAACCAAAATTTGTACAGAATTCATGAGAAACCTCGTTCAGACAGCAGTTCTGGTATTATCGGAGTTTACACCTACATTGCAGAAGACAAATACCCAATGTGGTATTGCGTTTGGCCGCTTGGCAATGGTAAAATGGGCAGCAAGCATTTTAGCGTAGGTAAATTCGGAGATGAAGGTGCAAAGCAAAAAGCCATTTCATACCGAGAAGAGATGATGAAGCAAGTATCACAACACTAACAAGGACAACACAGCAATGCGCAGTAAAAATGGTAGCAGATTCTACTACGAGGGCCGTGCAGCGTACGCCCTCGGCATCACGAACAACCCGCACACTAATGGAGATTGCGACAGTGCAGGAGACGACTGGCAGGAGGGCTTCGACGACGCAGAACAAGAAGCCCTCGACTACGAATACGTCACGAACGTACGGGGCAGGTATGCGCAACAATTTTACGAATAATCGTGACGTAGCGTGGAATGGAAGTAGTTGGCAAGTTATACCTTATCGCTTTTTCACAGAGGAGGAATAATGAAACTTGAAATCACTATGGCAGAACTTTTGAAAGACTTGCAGGAGTACACGGATTTGCTGCAATATTTAACGTTCTTCCGAGAGTATTGCATTGAAACGTACGACGTTGACCCTAACGATGACTTCGGGCTGAACTACGAGTACACTGAGAAGTTTGGCAAAGAGCCTCCGGAAGTCAATGGTTAAGCGTGTAAAACCCTCTAACCAGATCCGTGCCACAACAAGGGAGGCTTCTGACGAGGACTATAAGATTCTTGCTGCTGCTGTTGTAGAGGCCATCACATTGAAGAGGAAGGATGTGCACATTCGCTTTCCTTACTTCGTGAGCTTGCCAGATGATTTCCCAAAAGGCTTGCTCTACAAAAAGGATGGACGCTACAATTGGTATCGCGCCAAGGCGTTCAAGATGATGGATTGGCTCTACAAGCACGGGCACGCAACACAAGATGCAAAGGGTGTTGTAAAAAGTCTACGCTCTGTTAACAATCTTATCGGAGAGATTGATAGGATGCTTGTAAATCCTGAGAAAACAGTGTACAATGACGTTTTAGTTGAGGAGGATGCATGACCAAAGAAGAAATTCAGGCTCGTATCGACGTTCTCTGTGATGAGATGGATGCCAACGAAGAAGAGAATCGTACGATGCAGAGCGAAGTGGATCAACTGTACAAGATGCTAGATAAAATGTATGAATTGGAGAACGAAGATGCCTAAGCAAGTGTGGCAAACTGAAGATGGAAATATCTTTCAAAGTGAGCAAGAGGCTGT